AGATTCACAATTAAATACTATTGCTCCAGAATTTGTATTACCTCTTACAACAACTGTTCCAGTTCCATTAGGAGCTAAATCAATAGTTGCATTTGAAGTGGTTACAATATCTGCACCATTCATATCAAGATTACCACCTAATTGAGGTGAAGTATCTTCTACCACATTAGATATTGCACTTGATGTAGCTAATCCTGCTACTATTGCTGATCTTGCAATTTTTTTAAGTCCACCACCTGAAGTATCTACTGCTATAAAAACATCATCATTTGCAACTGTAGAAATTTCTGATAAACTACCTGCAGCTATTGAATTAAAATTTGTACCATCTGCAACTAATAAATTACCTGCAGTATTTGTACCCATAGTAATATCATCACCTGATACTGTAAGATCTCCTGATATAGTTAAATTTCTTATTCCTGTATAATCTTTATTTGCATCTAATATAACTGCTTTACTTGCTATTGCAGTACCGATAGCTGTGCTACCTAAATCTAAAGCATTAAGTTCACCAACAACTGCTGTCACACCATCTAGTGTATTTAATTCTGCTGCTGTGGAAGTAACGCCATCTAATATATTTAATTCTGCTGCTGTTGAAGTTACTCCGTCTAGTATATTAAGCTCTGCAGCTGTAGAGGTTACTCCATCAAGTATATTAAGTTCTGCTGCTGTAGAAGTAACACCATCCATGATGTTTAATTCTGCTGCTGTAGCACTTATAGCTGTACCATTAAAATTAATAGCATCAACATGTGCTGTACCATCTATATATAAATCTTTAAACTCAAGAGAGGAAGTTCCTAAGTCTATATCATTATCTGTTATAGGTACAATAGCACCGTCTTGTATTCTAAATTGTTGTACTGCTGCAGATGAAACCTCAACATAAAATTCTAAATGATTATTAGTTGTATCAACTAATACTTTGTTATTTGCATCAGCATCTCTAAGAGTACTAATAGGTCCACCTTCACCCGCAGTTCCATCATGCGTGTGTCCTGTTGTTGCGTGGAATGCAGCTAATACTTGGTTAAACTCATCATTAGAATGAGCTGATGTAATAGTATCACCTGTTGTAAAACTTGATTGTCGTGCTGAATAGCCTGCCATTATCTCCTTCCTCCTGGGGTAAATTCTAATTGAAAGCCTTTTACTGAAAATGAGTCTGCACTATTTTGATCATCGATCTGTAGTGCAACTGCGAATCCTGAACCTTCTACTGATTGTCTTACTAATGGAACACCTGATGCATCATATAGTGCTTGACCATATTTAGCTGCTCCGTATGTTCCTGCACCACCTACACTAGGTAATGCTATTTTTGATGGTTGTGGAGTATTTTGATCATCATAGTCATATCTAAGAGCTAAGTTTGCATCAATAGTTGTTCCTTCACCTTCATAGTTTAAATTAACTCTTTGCATATATTTTCTTAAGCCTGGATCTCCCATTACCATATCAGGTGATCTGTATACTGCTTGAATTGTTGTAGTAGTTGCACCTGTTGCAAAAGTATTTCCTGTTTCCATTTTATAAATAAAACCATCATATCCACCAAATATTTGTGTCTCAATACTGCTAACAAAATCTGAATCTGTACAAGCTGGTTTAATACCTACCATATCTGCATATTCAAATCCTATTGATCCTGTATTAGGGTTATTTTTTAATACACCTATAATTCCTTTTGATGATAATTGACCACGTCCTGTTACTGGATAAAATAATCTATATTGTGATTTACCTCTAATAACTATAGATGATATTCTATCTAATGTTATTTCATCAATTCTAGATTGTATTTGTCTAGATATAGATCCAAGTTCAACGTCACCAATTCTTGCTGTACCTGCAATAGTTCTTAATCCATCTGGTGCTAAAAATATAACATCACCACCAATCTCTTGAATACTACCACCATCTCTACAGCCAATGTTTCTTGTAACTTCTTGTACAGCAAATGAAGCACTTGATGTTCCTGTTAATTTATATATCCTATCTTCACAAAATATAATTAATTCATTTCTAAATACTTTTAATCCAACTACAGCCGAGTCAACTTTAAATGATCCAGCACCACTTCCTGTTGTAAAATTGTCTTCTTCAAAAGCTACACTAAATATAACTTCTTGTGAATTAGTTGCACCAGCATAGAACATATGGTTTTGAAATGCTTTTACAAATTTAGGATTTGATGGAGCTGTTCCACCACCTGTTGCATTTACAACATCAACTGCAAAACTAGAATTAATAATTTGTGCAGGGGAATGTCCTGTTGCAATTATAAGTTTATCAGTGCCATTAAAATTAAATTTTTCAAAATCGTATTTTCTTGTAGATGTACCAAGACCTGTTGTTAAACTAGTAAAACTACCTGATGTAGTTCCTCTATGAATATCTCCACCTCTTGCTACAATTATTTGATCATTAAATATAATAGAACAATCTACTATTAGACTAGAATTACTAGATCCTTGAGGTACAATTGTAGTATTATATCTAGCTGTACCACTAACACGTCTATATCCACCCTTAATATCGGGTTCAAAGTTTTGTAAGATTAATGCTTCACCTGGTTGCATAGAAAACACATCTTTGTTTAATGTCAAACCACCAGCACAACTTACAACAAATGGGGATATTAAATCTGTTGTTGGCATTTAATTAATTAGCTCTTTTTTTATTTAATAATTCTATTGCTTGTTGCAAAGTTAAAGTTTTTGGAATATTTTTTATACCAGCTTTTTGTAATTTTTGTGTTATAGTTGTTCCTGGCATTTTTTTAAGATCTCTAAAACTAATTCCAGCCATTAATTTTTCATCTGCCCTTACTTCACCATTCATGTTATCACCACCTTTTGATCTAAGGTCTTCTAAAATTTGATCAGACATTTTTTCATTTTCTGCTATAATTTGTTGTTTGGTTTTTTCTATTTTAGCCATTAGCTAACTCTGCCTCCTATGCTTGTTGCAATGCTTTCACCAATTACATCGGTTCTCATGTAATCGTTTTTAGTTGCATAATCCACTTTTAATAATCTAAGTTTTCTTTGAAAGTCTCTATCAGCTAACTGTGCATGTTGTGGATCTGATCTTAACATGTATGTATAATATTTAGCTCTATCTACTATCAAAGTTCTAAATCTGTCAGGTAAACTCATATTATCACCATGAGCAGATAAATCTGTATGTGTTGTATAATAGTCATAACTTGCTGTAAATTCGTTTGTATTTGGTCTTGGGCTTACTCCAAATGCCGAATGATCTGGTAGTATATAAACTCTTAATGGTGTTGAATAATTACTACTAGCATTTGTATCATCAGTTGGTTTATTATTTTGTAAGTAACTATCATAAGTTACATATGATAATTTTCTAGTAGCTAAATCACTTCTAGATATTCTAACATAATCAACATCTAAGTTTGTAGTTGTAACTGTATTATTAAGTGTAATAAATGATGTTTGTGCTGTAGCTGTAAAGGTAGTATTTAATATAGCACCTTCTCTAAAATTAGTTACAGTTAATGTTGTATTTAAATTTTGTGTTCCTTCTGCAGCTGTACCTACCTGTACTTTTAAAGCGGCACCAACACTATTAGTATCTAAAACTCTAACTTGTATTTTGTATGTTTTATTTACTGTAGTATCAATAGCTTGATAAGCAGCAAAATCATTTAATCTTAATCTACCATTACCTGTGCTTGTATAAGCTGCACTTCCTGCACCTGCTATGGTGCTCCAACTATTTATATTAGATGCAAACTCACCATTAGTTACTAATTGCCTTGGTGCCATTGAGAATGAATCCATATCTGCTTTTCTAAAGTCAGCAGGAAAAGAATACTCATTATCACCAATAGTTAAATCTTGTGTAGTTCTAGCATATAATAATGGTATTTCACCTGTTTCATTATAAACATCATGAATACCTTTATTAATAAAATCTTTTATTGCAGTTTGTATACCTCGACTTGAACTAAACGTACTAGAGGTTAGCTCTGTTTCGTTTAATTCTCTAAGTACACTATTTGTTAGTGTTAGGTAAGTTGTTGCCATTTTGTAGTAACTCTATTATTTTATCAAGTTTTTGTTCTTGATTGTTAATTCTATTTTCTAAATTACTTATCCTTACTTTATTTGGATCCATAACAATTCTTTGACCTGTGCTTGCTCTAGTTTTTTTTCTTAAATCATGTATAGCCATTTTATTTATTCTCCTATTTTGTAAGGGGTATTGTATTAAGGGGGACGTATAGCCCCCCTTAAAATTATACAGTATTATACTGCTGTATCGTGTTGAGTAGCTGTGTTTCTATCAGTTTCATCAATTCCTGAAACATCACATAGAATAGCAAAAACACGGATTTTACCCGCACTTGAAGCTGCTCCAGCCATTAACGCATCAATTGTGTCTGCT